ATGCCATAATCACATGGTCAACCCCAAGTACCCAGGAATTGTCTTGGCTTTGGGGGGAGACATGATGGCAGGCTCCATTCATGATGAGCTGATAGAATCAAATGACGGCACAAACATAGATCATGTGTTGGAATTATTTGATCAGTTGGTCTGGACAATTTCCACTTTAGCTGATAAGTTTGGTAAGGTTTTTGTTCCCACTTGTTATGGCAATCATTCTAGGATGTACCAGCAGTACAGAAATAAAGAGGCGGCGCATCTTAGTTTTGATTGGATGTTATATAACATGTTGGAAAGACACTTTAAAGCCAACAAGGATGAACGTATAAAATTCTTGATATCCACGGGATTTGATACGTACTATAAGATATACAACACAAGTTACTTGCTGACGCATGGTGATAGGCTAGGAGTCCGCGGAGGAACGGGCATAGTGGGAATGCTTGGGCCTATAGCACGTGGTGTTCAGAAGGTGAGATCGGAGTATGCTAATTTTGGGAAGTCCATTGACTATGTAATCATGGGGCACTACCATCAATACATCTCCATTAAAGGGGCTATAGTTAACGGCTCGCTTAAAGGTTATGACGAATACGCCATGAGTAATCGCTTTGCCTTTGAGATACCTAAACAAGCTTTATGGTTTACACACCCACAATATGGTGTAACTTTCCAGGTTCCTGTGGTCGCCGAGCAAGGCGTTCCCAAGAAACCCAAGAAAGAATGGCTTCAATGGGCGGCATAAAGTGATTCATTGGGGGCTTGAATGTGCCCCCTTTGTCTGATATAATAATAAAAGAAGGAGAACATTATGGCTAAAAAGAAACAAGGATATAAGGATCGCAAGGATGAATCTATCGCAATGCGCAAGAAAAAGAAACGAACCAAGAAACAACTGAAGGCAAGCGCGGATGAATCCTATGGTAAATTTGGCAGTAAAGCCAAGAAAAAAGGCAAGATCAATAAATAAGTTACGGAGGTAACAATGAGTACAGAAAATTTTTGGACACCGATCCAATCTTTCGCCATTGGTGCGGTTAAAATTGGCGGGGATGCCGTCAAGGTAGAGGAACCCAAGGAAGAAGAAAAGAAAAAAGATGACGATAAGCAGAAGTCAAACGGGGAAGACAGTGAGTCTAAAGCCTCCTAAACACCAGCAACACAAGGTGATAAGGAGCTCTTCTCCAATGGAGAAGTCAAAGAAAAAAAGAAAACCCCTTCTTCCCGCGAACAAAAAGAATTTTACAAAATATAAACCTAAGAAAATTAAAGGGGCAAAGTCTTTGACAGCCTCTAGTCTTTGGAAATTTATTCCTGATGTTAAATAATTATGGTAAAAATATTTTTTTTATTAATGATAATGTCTTCGCCTAACCAGACCACCGTCAAGTATAACGCGTCCATTTATCCATCGGAAGTATTGTGCATGAAGGCAAGGGAGGGTTACATGGAGGCATATGAGTCAAGTGTGGACAAGGATAGCATGAAGACGGAAGCCTTCTGCATACCCTTTGAATCCTTTCCCATTCTGGGAATGACGGCTGATACAATAGGAGCATAGCATGGCAAAGAAAAAGAAATGGATTCAAAAAGCCAAGATTAAAAAGGGGGCACTGCACAAGGACTTGGGTGTGCCCATGGGCAAGAAGATACCCAAGGCCAAGCTAGATGCGGCGGCTAAGAAAGGCGGCAAGATAGGCAGACGGGCCAGACTTGCCAAGACATTTGCGAAGATGAGGAAAAAGAAATGACCTGTAAAAATTGTGATCATAACTGCCACTGCAGTAACGGAGGTTCATGTTGCGGCGGACAATGTGAGTGCAAAGACTGTGATTGTAAATCTAATGATTCGGGTAAAGAAAAGACCGTGGTCTTTGATCCCGACTTTAGTTTGACGGAGCATTAGATGGCTGGGTTAGAAACTTTATTAAAACAGATTGTTGCTGCTTTTTCTGGGGGAGGTTCTGGTGGAGGTGCAAGTAGTTCTAAGCAACAAATTATTGATCATTTAAAAGATAAAGGATATAGTAAAGAAGCTATTGCTGGTATTGTAGGTAATATAGATGTAGAGACAGGCGGATCTTTTGATTATAAACAAAAAGAATTAAATGCAAAAGGTAAACCAAAAAAGGATGGAGCTGAAGGTTTATTTCAATTTGATTTTATGAAACCCCATTATGAAACATGGAGAAAAAATAATAAGAAAAAAGACTCCATTGAATCTCAAATAGATTTTATGGATGAAGTTGTTAAAGGTAAAGTTGATATGCTTGGTACTCAAGAAAGAGCTATATTGGGAGAATTTTTATTTAAACCTGGTCATGGCAGAGCTGAAGATATAGCAGGTGTTTTTACTTCTGTTTTTGAAAAACCTGAAAAAGGGAAAGAACATTTTGATAGAAGAAAAGCTAGTGCTATAGATATCTATAATAGTTTATAATGAATGGGAATAGAAGTAATAATATTAGCGATCTTAGGATCAGTAGTAACAGGATTAGTAACAAATGAAGCGGCGCAAGTTGCAGGAAATGGAGTTAGATTAATGGGCGGATTACCAGTAGAAATGATTACAATGCTTGGCTCATCTTTATTGGGTGGGTTCATGTCCATATGGGGTCAAAGCATAAAGGCTAAACAAGCTGAGCAAAAGATGTTGCTTGCACGTGGCAAGTTTCAGATGGCTGAGATTGACAAGGCAAGAAAGTATGAGAACACAGGCTTTCAATGGACCAGAAGAATCATTGCGTTAAGCGCTGTCTTTGCCATTATCATATGGCCTAAGATGGTACCTGTATTTTTTGATACAAGCGTATGGTTGACATGGACAGAATTTTCCAGGGGATTTTTATTCCTGATTGAGAAGAAAGAAATTGTCATGGACAAGGAGTTCTTTGGTGTGGTAATAACACCACTTGATACTCACTTAATGTCCGCTATAGTCGGACTTTACTTTGGAGGTAGTCTTGTTAAAAAATAAAATACTTGCATGGATTGAAAGAATATCTGGCAAAATTAATGTCTGGGTCTGGCATAAACGTTGGAATAAAAGGGGAAGAAAAGATGAAAAAGATAATATTCCTAATGTTCGTCAGCCTCGGCCTTAGTTTATCGGGGTGTGACGGAATGTATATGAAGCCCCATAAGACATCTGTTACATATGGTGTAGCGGATACTGAAAAAGATAATGGAAAAGATTCCGTTAAGGAATCTTTCACAGTGAAGCAAGACTTCATATGGGAGGAATAAATGAACGGACTTAAGATATCATTTGCTGTTGTGGCGTTCGTGCTTGTTCAGGGCATTGGTGTTATATGGTACATTTCAAAATTGGATTCTCGCGTTGACCAGATGTACGCAAGCTTTGAGGAAGAAAATAAAAAAGAAGTAATTGAGAACCAGGTCAAAATGAAAATTGATTTGCAAAATTTAATTGCGGATGTTAAACAGTTGAATAAAGACATGAAGAAGATGCAATCAAAAGACAAGGAGATTGTAAAGCAAAACCGTTCTATAGAAAAACAGCATAAGGATCTGTTTAAATTTTTGGAACAGCAACAAAATAATATAATGCAACAGAACGAAACCAAGGGCGGATCATATAGCTACGGAGATTAAGCATGGCTGATGGAAGGATGGATGTAAGTGATAAGACTGCTATTTCTATGCCTATGCGTAATCTTATATCAATACTCGCAGCAGTCGGAGTTGGAGTCTACGCCTTTTTCGGAATACAAGAAAGGCTTAACAATGTTGAGACGAGAAGCACGCTTATGGAAGCCGATCTCACGAAAAATACGGAGTTCCGTATCAAGTGGCCCAGGGGTGAGCTAGGCAGTTTACCCGCAGATGCTCAACAGGATTTATTAATCGAGTTTATGAGTTCTCAAGTTGAAGGTATGCAGGAAGAAATGGAGTCAATGATGAGCAATTCCGTAAACATAAAGAGAGCACAGCAGGATATAGAACGATTACTTAATGACGTAGAGAAACTAAAGGATAAGTTGAGGGAATCAAATGGAAGTAATTAGCATCATAGTTATGTTCATATTTGGGAACATGAACGATAGTGAGCATAGGCTAACACAGTATGTTCCAATGGAATCATTGTCCTCATGCATGAAGGAAGTAAGAATACTTAAGAAAAAGGAAACGGATTATACAAAGGACGCGTTCTGCGGACCTGCGCTGGTGGAACTAACTAGTGATGGGGAAATAGTAACACTTCACAATGAGATTCCAGAAGGAGCAAAGATGGTCAGGAAAAAAATAAGCAAGGAAGCGTTTGAAAGATGGACACTGCGCGCCAAGGAAAAATGGAATAACAAATGATCAAAGAATACATGCCACTGCTAATGACAGTATTAGCACTTGTTGGGGTTGTATGGTTATTAAACCAATGAAGTTAACCCAGAAAAAAATAACTTACCGTAAAAAGAAAAACAATCCTGTAGCTAAGATGTTAAAAAGCCCAGAGTTTAGGCAACAGAAAGTTTCCAACAAAAAATCATATAACAGAAAGGTGGATAACTTGGGGCTTCTTAGAATGCTGGATGCTATTTAGTTTTTGATTCTAAAAACTTTTGTTCTTCTATTACTTTCTTAGCTATTGGCTCAGTTTGGGTTTGAATTGGGAAGATATAATCAATTGGTTTTAATTCTCTTTTACTTATTTCTTTTTGTAAATTTTCTATAGCATTTAAATTTCTATCATAACTC